AGACCGATAAATCCCCTTTTATATATCAAATAATTCCGCAAAGCGGAATTATTGAATATAAATCGCAAAGCCTCGGCTCGCCCGAGGCGAGCCTTTGGGCGATTGAAAGGTCCAAAGGTGTAATGGCTAGTCGTAGTCTGTGTTGACCATGGGGAACACAAACTACTTTAAGCGAGAGAAAAGTCCGTGATGGCGTTTTTGATCGCCTGCTCCGGTGTCAAAATGTCTTTCCTATCTCTCAACAACATCTCCAAAATGACACAAAGACCCCCCGAATAAATGAACTCGGGCATCCCTTCGTAATAGACGTGTTTCCCCAAATACTCATTCATTGTTTTCATGATGGGCGCTTTCCCTCCCGCGCGATCGCATCGCCGCCCTTTCTTGTTCCTCGCCAGACGTATGTCTTTGTAATAAAAGGCCAATTCTTGCCCCTTGAAATCCAAGACGTATCCCACGATTTTGTTCAGTTTCCTCTTTTCCACCATATAAGCAGCGTCTTCGAATTCGGCCCAATCTTCTTGGTCGCCTTCCGTCCAAGCGCCTTCGACTTGCTTCAAGAGAACGACGTGGTCTTTTTTCGCCAAGAAAATGGCCTCATGTCCTCTCGCCTCCATGACCCAGGGTTGGAAATACAGATGGATTTCCGATTCAATTTCGGGGTGAATGGAAAAGACGTGTTTTTTGTACGTGTTTTCAAAGACGACGCGTTTTTGTTCGTAATCCAGCGTTTCAATCGCGTGATGGACGGCATACCGAAACACCTTCTCTTTGCTAAACCCATATAATAGTTGGAGATGGTCGACGACACGGTGCGCATTCTTGTACCAATTCTTCTCGTCGGATTGGATGGCGGTATGTGTATGAAGGAAGGCTAGCTGTGTCGCCATCTCTCGAATCACGTCTTCATAGGCCCGTGTCGCATTCGGAATCGCGACTTGGGCTACGGGGACCACCTCTTTGGGCAACTCGAGAGAGATGGCCTCGCGTTTCAAATCCACCGGTTTGGATCTCTCAAAAAGAGAGATGCGCGTGTCGCTAATTTCGATCGGCTGAAACGCATAGTATTTCCCCTGATTCACCAGCGTCCCGAACCGGCCGTGCTTATCCAGAATGTATTGGTTGGGTTTATCCAAAAAGGTAGATAGAACATAGAAAATCTGGTCGATGGGGTAAGCGCGGACGACATTCACTTGCTGGATGATTTGCTGAATGGTATAGGCCGATCTCTCGCGATAGATTTCCTGAATCCGTCGCGCAATATAAGACTGGTTGTTTTCCGCGTGAAAGACGGAATACGTCGTCATTTCCGTCTCTCGCTTCACCTCTTTTTTTGTACACTGGTACTCGCAAGACATGTAATCGCATATTTCCGTGCCGTCCTGGTCGCCAATGCGAAAAGGGACTTGTCGCAACGTCCCATCCACCGTTTTCGAAGAAAGCTCGATTTCAATCTTCTGGTTCGCGGCCAGTTTGCTCAGCCGTTCCATGGTAAAATGCGTCTGTCGGATATGAATCTGGCAGTCGACGGCGGTCGTCTTCAAGATGCGCGAAACCCGGCCGATTTGTTTTGCCTTTTGCTCGGCTAGACGGTAGAGATAGAGATCGGCCGTCTCAACGTCGGCGGGGTCTTCCAACATGGTGCCGTGGAGAAAGATTTGCACATTTCTCTTGCGAAAAGGGAGGGCGCAATGACTCAAATTTCGGACCCCTCGCCCAATGATTTGCTCAATCCGGTGAATGTTGAACCACGGTTCCAAAATATGAATCTGTCGTATGTACTTGAAATCAATGCCCTCCGACCCCGCTTTCGAAATCAAGACCACCTTTACTTTCGACCCGTCCTTGTTGTCTTTGGCCGTTGCCCATTGGACATCTTCCGTGTTGGAAAAAGAGAGAGATTTGTCGCCGGTAATCATAATGTATCTTTGGTCTCCGGTGGACGCCGGATCTTCCGTTGGCAAAGTCCCCTTTTTCATGAGAGAGGTCTTGGGCGCGGTGCTCAATCGGCGAAACCCCATTTCCTCCAAAGCAAGCGCCATGGGCACAATCCCGCCTTCAATGTATTGCGAGTAAATAAGGACGATTCCTTCGCTACGTTGGATTTGTCGGCAAATCTCGGCCATTTTCGCCGAGTACTTGTGCAAATGGTCCAAATGGAAAATCCGCCCGAATTTTTGCAAGACCCACGACTTGTATTCGAAATTGTATTTCATCGGGTTCCCCTGGTACGTCTTTTCGTAATTCATAATGTGCGAGAGACCCGATTTCCCTAAAATATGATCCAAGACGGAATCGTCCTTTCGGTCAAAATCGAGAGACGGATACACAATATTGAGGGCTTCGAGAGGACGCTGAAGCATGGTATACCCGAACGACTCCATGTTTTCAAACGATGGCATCTCTCGAAAACGGCCTTCGGCCGTATAGTACCCCTGTGTTTTTTCCCGTAAATGATCCATGAGCCGCAAATACACTTGCGACTGATAAGACGTCTTTTCCATGCGATTGATGTACACATCCAAGTTCTCAATGCCCCGTTCGATCGCCACTCCGTTCATTTGCATGGAGGGATAGGTCTCGGGGAGCCGTCTTTCCGGCGCAAAAACGGCCGGCCAGACGCGGTAGGGAAACGTATAGGGATTCTCTCCTCGCACATAAGAAATGTACCCCGTCAATTTCCGGCGCAAGACGTCTTCCCCGTTCTCTTGCTCCGATTGCAAGAATTGGCCGTCGCTAGTAAAGACGTCGCTCAATTGAAGGGTGGCGCGTTTGTCGTTGATGTTCAAGAGATTGGTCAGCCAGATGATTTCCTTGTACGAGTTGAACATGGGGGTGGCGGATAAGAGAAGGAGTCGCATACCAACACTATGTTTTGCCACGCGCATAAGGAGAGACGCCACTTGTTGCATTTCGGGATTGGCATCGTCGGCAATGCGGATGTTATGAATCTCGTCAATGATGAGCAGTCGGCCATTGAAGAAGGCGCGAATGTTCCGGATCTCTTGCTCGGGGCTTCCGATGACACCAGTAATCAAATTGGCCAACTGGATGTATCCGAGAAACGTGTAATTTTCCTTGATGAGGGTGTTAATGTTGGAAACCAGTTTTTCACGCGAGAGATTGCGAATGCTATTGGGGTTGACTTCCTGGAGAAGCGTGTTTCCCACACACGACTCAATGTTCCAGGTAAACTCGTTGGGGTTTGCCGAATTGGTGATTTTCTGGAGTTTGGATTCGTTAAAGAGCTGTTGGCGGAAATTGGCCTGGACGTTGGGCGACGCCACTACCAAAATCTTCTCTCGTTTTCCGGTTAATTTCCCGTATTGCCGCATTTCTTCGGCAACGCCGATAGCCGAACACGTCTTTCCGGTTCCGAGACCGTGATAGAGGAGAAGACTGTTATAGGGGGTCTGGGACGAGAGAAAGTTTTTCACGAAAATTTGGTGGGGACTGATTTCGAATTGGGCGCCACACAAGAGATTGGATTGTTTTTCAATGTCGTGGATTTTTCCATCGTAGGCGGCGTCTTGGAACTCCTTCTTGATGGCGATTTTGTGGAGAAAGTCGGGGTCGTCGAGAGATGGATACAAGAAATCCGAATGGGGGGATGCAATCGGAACTTCTTTGGGGGCCTTTGGCGCCGCTCGTTTCCTTTTGGGTTTCGGTACTACTTCAGTCGGTACTTCGGGCGGTACTTCGGGCGGTACTTCGGGAGGAACGTTCTCCGAAACTTCTTCATTTGGTCCAGGAACATTCTCCGAAACTTCTTCTTTGGCTTCTTCCTTTGGTCTAGGAACATTCTCCGAAACTTCTTCGGGTAAAACCACCCCCTTTTTCTTCCGGGTTCCTTTTTTCGGCGCATCGTTTTTGGTGCGTGTTTTCTTGGCCTTTGGATTTTCCATATACCTGTATTTTATTATAAGATACACGTATATATAATCAACGTTTTTCACACGATGGTCGAGTCATTTTCGGAAACGCGGTTTCTCAACGGCACCGTGCTATGATCCAAGGATTTCGAGAAGGTATGGACCACCGTGCTTCCATAAGTCATGTTGATTTCAGCTAAATGCTCATTCGCATAATCAACCAACGAATCAACCTCGGTCAAAAAGGGCTCGATTTCTTCGCGTTGCGACAAGGCCTCGCGCAATCGATACAAGATATCCGTGATTCCGCGCAAGACCAGCTCAAAGACCTGACTCAGCTCCAAATTCTTCTGATACCGCTTGTCGTTTCGCTGAATCAATGTTTTGAACCGGTCCTCCGACAATTCATTCATCATGTATTGTACTCGCAACTGCTCATTTAACAAATCAAACGAGTCCGTCGTATGTGCAGGAATCACCACGTGTTGCAAATGCATGGCATTCCTACAAATATACATGACGCGTCGATCCTTCTGTATTCTCCCTTCGATCGTAGACGCGCGAAGGAGATCCCCCAAATTGGCCATAAACCGATTCGTCAATTCTTGGTTGCAATTGATTTCTTCGCGGAGTTGCGGCAATTCTGCATTGCCCTGCCTAGACCTCATATATTCGAAATAATGCGGGTTATGGATGGCGCCTTGAATGGGACGTCCCGTTCGCCAATCGAATGCCGTGTGGCATTTCGTACAAAACATTTGGTTGCAATTATGCACTACCGTGCGATCATGCAAGAGAAACCGGCGATTGCCGTCCGTTTCCCAGCCATAAAAGGGCCGTCTTCCCACCGGATCGACCCGTATTTCCGTCTCTTTTCCATTGGATTTGAATCCGCGCAACGCGCGCTGGACATATTTGTGCGATCGCAAATAGTCCGTCACCGCGATTTCCATGAAGGGAGACACGTCTTTATGCCGATACTGGGAATCCACTTTTAAGACGAGGACATGATAGCTACTTACCGTATAGGGCGCGGCGTCCGCTTGGCTCACCTGATACATCTCATCTTGGCCTCTTATCATCCGCGTGACGGTGCGGGGACTTTGGTCGTCACCCATCAACGTATCCCCCAATCGCACATCTTGGGCGAAACGGAGCGACCCGTCATGCATCAAAATGCGCGTGTCATGGGCGAAACACCCGTCTATTTTGAAAATGCTGGTATGACAAGTGGGACAGGGTTTGGTCTCGCGCATCACGAGGGCGGCAGACGCCACGTTTTCCGGTTTGCATTCATGCGGCGAATCGCGACTCGGCCCTTTTATTTCGTGACAATCGCTGCATGTCCATTTTTCACAAACACCGCATTTCCATTGGGTGCTTAAATATCCGCGGCATTCTGCGTCGGGACAGGCGCGGACAAACTCGATGCGTTCGGACAAGGGGCGCGAAGAAGAGTCGTTTGGCAGGGGGATCCCCGCGTCGATCCGGCGCTTAATATGGTATCGTCTCGACCCCAAATTGGTGATTTCATTGCGTATCCGGTACATTTCTTGGCACAAGTCTTGGTATCTTGTGCCTAGATGGTCGTATTCGCGGTGTAATTCCACCACGGCTTGTGTATCGGGCAATCGACTGCGTTCGCGGTCAAACATCACCCTTTTTCGGTGTTCTTTTAATTCGTGATTGTTGAATGTCTGGGTAAAATTCCGCGCCAAGAAGTGGCGGGTCCATTCTCGCCCGCATCCGGTATTCATACACTTGGCCACGGGTTCATTGAGGAGGAATGTCTGGCAACATTTCCGGCAAGCGACAAAGTCGCAATATTCGCATCGAACGGGGAGACGCGACGATTTATTGCACGACTCTGCGCAAATGGCGCATTCGGTGGACGACATGGTTGATAAAATTCAGAAAGTAGAATAAATACACGTATTGTCTTTACGTTGGTTTCGTATTATACACTTTGGTCGTGTTATACACTTTGGTCGTGTTATACACTTTGGACTTTGCGGGACTTGGAGTGTTTTGATTTGGTCAGTTTCGATTTGTTGAATGTCTTTGGCTTACTGCGAATTCTTTTGCTTTTGCTTTTTGAAAGAGAAGATTTCGAAAGAGATCTTTTGCTTTTGCCTTTTGAAAGAGAGGACTGGAATGGCAGTTGATTCCAGTCTAACCGATGCATACTGTATATTTTTTCTCCTTGTCCTTCTTGGCAATGGGATGCGCTGACCGCATTCGCATTTGGTCCTAGCATTTGTAAGGATACGGTGGATGGAACTGTTCCGGATTCTTTCAAGACAATAAACTGATGGTCCTCTTTACTTTCTACCATGGTTTTTAGTTGGGCAATGGAAAGAATCCCATAAAACCCAAAGGATTTTCCTGCCAAATACGGAACATCTCCATGATATTTGTCCGGAGTTACGTACAATATACTAGTATAGACTTCTTTACACGCATACTTGACGGAATTCACATCCGTACATAAATGTTGCAAGGTATTTTTATCCGTAATATAAAAATGTCCGGTATTCCCGTGTGGGTAATAAAAAACAATGTTCTCAGCGCTTTCTGTCAAATGTTTATAGACGAATTTATCATTTAGCTCAATGTAATCGCGCGCTTGATGTTTTCGCAATTTATCAATGGACAATTTGTAGTGTTCTCTGGAAAGA